GTCTGTCACACAAGCTCGCATCAGCGAAGCACATCCTCTCCATCCAGCAACGATTCTTTGAGAGCTTGCCAACTGCTCTTCGCCGACCACTGGTTGTCAGCAACACCACCACCATCACACTCGCTGACACCGGTGCCACACTGCTGGCCGCAAGCGCTGAGGGCAAGGGCGGTCTGCGCAGCTTCACAGCAACAGGGCTCCACATCTCAGAGTTCGCATTCACTCCACGCAGTGATGAGCTCAAAGCCACCGCCATCAGCGCTCTGAATGGTGGGCAGCTCTGCATTGAGAGCACCGCCAACTTCTGGGGCGATCCACTCCACAAGGAGATAGAGCTCTGGGAAGCTGAGATTGTTGGCTGGAACTTCCTCTTCTTCCCTTGGACCGATCACACCGAGTACAGCACACCACCACCTGAGGACTTCGAATGCGATCCTGATAGCATGCTGTCAGAGGGCCAGCAGTTCTGGGCAGCTGTTATGATGGGCAAGCTCGGTGAGACAAAGTTCCGCCGTGAGTATCCCCTCAGCGTCGATGATGCCTATGCTCAGACTGACGGTGCGTGGATAGAAGCTGAAGCCCTCAAGGACCTCCAGGTTGTGAAGCTTGAGACTGAGGGCGGACCACTCTGCGCTGTCAATCACGCTGACAGGTATGCCATCGGTGTCGATGCTGGTGCTGGGACAGGGGGAGACTTCTCAGCCCTTGTCGTCCTCTCAGCGACAACAGGTCAGCCCGTTGATATCCGCCGCAGCAACCGTATGTCTCCATCTGAGTGGGCTGAGGTTGTCGCTGATGCTTCACGGAAATGGAAGGATGCGAAGGTCCTCGTTGAGAGCAACGGCACCTGGGGCGGTGTCATCATCACCGAGCTGAAGCACAGCGGTGTCCCACTCTGGAAGGACGCTGAGGGCAGGGACTGGATCACCAACGCACAATCAAAGCCAATGATGCTTGAGTGTGTCAAGGAGACCATCAGCCGTGGCGGTCTCTCAATCCTGGACAGTTGGACTGTCGGTGAGCTGCGATCATTCAAGGTTGATGACCGAGGAAATCCCTTCTGTCCTCGCGGTGGTGTCCACCATGGAGACACTGTCATAGCACTGGCTCTCGCTCTGCAGTGTCTCTTGAAGGTGAGTGTCCCCGATCGCCCTTTCCTTCCAGACTGGATCATTGCTCGCCGAGTATCTGAAGCATATAAGAATGCTGGCAAGCAACAATTTCGCAGATATTAAACGGTTTGTCGGCGAACGATATACTTAGGAGATAATATGGCACGCACAGAGAAAGACCGCATCCAGTTTATACGCGCAAGTTTGCAACAGCACACAGATTTTTGGGATACTCTGCGCCCTGAGATGCGGAGATATCGAAACGCCTACATGACCAAGTTCTATGAGGGCGAGGGCATGCTTGACGGTGACAGCAGCATTCGCGTAGAGACTGCTGACGCTTATGCCGGCATTGAAAGTTTGATGGGAAGTCTCTTCACCAAGTATCCAAGTGTTGAAGTTGCTCCTGATATCACAGGGCGGGGCGACCTGCAGCTCACAAAGGAAGTCAGCAACAACTGGTTGAAGACTTGCCGCTCGCAGATTGAGAATGGCGCCCGGATGGCCCTCATCTACACGCACTCGTTCCTGAAGCTTGCGCCCCGTGAGAGCAACAGCCTCCTCAGCAAAGTTGCGATGCGGGCTGTCCCACCGTGGCAGGTGATCCTTGACAGAGATGCTGCCGCCTGGGAGGACAGCCGCTTCATCGGCCATGTTTATTACATCTCAGTTGATGAAGCAACCGACAAGTTTGGCGCCAAGAAGTGGACCGGCAGTGGGCAGCGCGACTACTTCACAGACAGTGAGCGCAACACCGACCGGAGCTACCGCAGCTACGGCGACAGTGCCGACCTGCCCAATGAGTACCTCTACATTGAGATTGTCGAGATGTACGACTTCATCAACAAGGAGCTTCTCTTTTGGTCGTCGGCGTGGAAGAGTGGTGAGGAGCTCCTTGAGCGTGCCCCTATCCCAGTCACCACCTTTGACGGTCGCCCCCTCAGCAACATCGTCCCCTTCTACTTCTCTCGCCGCCCTGACCGTCCGATGGAAGGCTACTCCGCCCTTGGTCGTGTCTATGACCAATGCTTTGAGAAGAACATCCTCCGCACCTTCTGGGCAAATGCCGTCCGCCGTGACAGCCGCCAGTTCATCTACAAGGAGGGCGCCTTCGATGAGGAAGCCCTTGCCAAGATCACCAGCGGTGTTGATGGTGCCATGATTCCAGTTGACAACGATACCATCAGCGGTCTCATTGATGTTGTCCCCGTTGTGCCCATCAGCTCAAACCACGCTGCTTACCTCAACTACATCGAGCAGGACCTGCAGAAGGGCAGTCTAACTGCGGGCTTTACACGTGGTGAAGCAAGCCGTGCCACCGCCACTGAAGTGACAGCCCTTATGCAGTACACGGCAAGTGAGCTGGGCAAGATGGCTCGTGACCGTGACTCAACCATTGAAGCTGCGGTCCTCCTCTACATCAGGATGCTGCTACCACTCATCGATGACAGCGAACGTCTTGTTGTTGCAACACCTGTAGGCGCCAAGATCCTGGCCACCGAGAAGATTGATGCTGACTGGACATTTTATGCAACAGACGCTGGTAGCACTCCAATGACTGACATGGTGCGCAAGCAGCAGATCACAGGTCTCATCCCAATCCTTGCCCAGCTCGGTGTCCCAACAACTGCCATCAAGGAAGAGATCATCCGCCTCTTTGAGCTTCCAGCAAGCTTTGCCGAAGCACCGCCGGCGGCTCCAACCTCAACCGAATCTCCCGGCGGAGTGGCACCTGCAACTTCTGAAGCCGCGGTCTCCCAAACTATCGGTGGTGTCTAATGCCACTCTATGATGCAGTTTGTCCCCAACATGGCAAGTTTGAGACACTGGTCAAGTGGGATGCAACCATTCACTGCAGCTGCGGCGCTGAGAGCAAGCGGCTGATCTCCAGTCCTGCACGGACTGCCACGCTCTGGAACGCTGGATGGAATAGTGGCTTGTCAAATAACGGCTTCTACAGTTACTCAGCTGGGCAGAAAGTGTCTGACAAGCGTGAGGAGGAGACCATTATGCGCTCCCGCGGCTACATCAATGAGAAGGATCTTGGTGGCGACAGTTTCTACGATCAGTATATGAATGATGCAAAGGCTGATCGTGACGGTCTTGACGCAATGTCAAAGTCCTACCGTGATAACCTGACAAAGTTTGATGGGGATCGTGTCCGTGCTGTTACGGAAACATTCCCTGCCCAAGAAATGCTGAAGCAAGCAGCCGACCACGATGCCGGCACAGGAGAATGATATGACACCGGATGAGAAGATGGAACTCGAGAAGATGCGCGCTGACGCAATGAGTCGCCAAGGAGAAGTTGAGGAATCTGAGGACGAACTCTACGCTGCTGGCGCTCCAAAGGGCAAGTTTAGCGGTAAGGCGCTCAACTCGCTTGTCGAAGCCACCAACCGCCTCCTACCACTCTTTGGACTTGATGACAAGTACGAGCGCTTTGGTGGCGGGATGATATCAACGCTGCCCCCAGAGTTTGTGCGCCTCCTTACCATGTTCAGCAAAGCAATGGCTGACGCAGTTGAAGAGGGAATCCTACCTGAGGATGCAACAATCGACCTAAAGATTGTGGTCGATGACAACGGGCTGCAGTCTCTTGCCGGTCGCCTTGGCATGGCAGCGAAGAGCCCTGGTTTCAAGCGCTTCCTTCTTCGTAAAGTGAGCGGCGGGGCCCCTGAAACAGAAGAAGCCGAAGAGATGAGCTCAGATGAGATGGGCCCTGAAGAAATGGACAAACTAATGAAGGAAAGGATGAACTAATATGTCAATCACAGCAGCCACGCCAGGGCTTAGCCCCTCGGCACCTGCACAGACCGCTTCCAGCACCACTGGCGCGCCCGTGCAGACACAGAATACGGGAATCAATGGTGCTCCAGGGGCATCCGACACAAATGAAGGGGCGAGCACTGCAGGGGGAGCAGAGGAGGACCTTGAACTCTCCCTCGATGAGCTTGTTGGGAGTCAATATGACGACCATCCTGAGCTGAAGGGCGGCCACAAGGGCTTGCCTGACTACAAGAAGATCCTTGAGCACCTTCCAGAGAATGGGCGCAAGCTTCTTGGCAACCTGCGTGCAAGCTACACCACAAAGACGCAGGAACTTGCTGATGCACGCCGCGAACTCGAGGCCGAGAGGGCCCAGCTCGTGCGTGACCGTCAGCTTATGACCGAGAGTGAGTGGGCGCAGGGCGTTCGTGCTCAGGCTGCGGCTCCACTCCAGCACGATGCTTGGAGCGATGAGGGACTCCAGGAACGGATCAACAAGCAGGCTGCTGAGATGATGCAGAAGATGCTCACTCCCCTCCAGCAGGACCTTGAGGCCCAGCGTCGCCAGGTTTCACTCGACAGTTTCAAGGCCCAGCATCCTGATCTGATTTCAGACGACATCCGTATGCCGGTTGCAAGGATGCTGATGGAGCGTCCTGAGCTCAAACTCGAGGATGCCTACTTCATTGTGAAAGGCCAGGTAAGTCGTCAGCAGACTGATGCCGTGAAGCAGATCCAGCGTGAGACGCTGAAGAAGACAAGCACCGGGACCGCTGTCCGCAACGGTGAACCGCCGAAGTTCAAGGATGCGTGGACTGCTTACCAGTGGCATCGTGCCAATGGAACAAAGTAATTTACAAAAATATGTGGGAACAATGACATTACTCAGAGTTCCTCCATATGTATGATAAAGCAGTGCAACTTCTCCCGACTGCCGCATCAGAACCGAAAGGTCACCTGCTGCGGACTCTGTGGAAAGCGGACCGGCGCAGTCGGCAATCGAGATTCTCTCACCTCAGTAAGAGCAATTCTGCGTCTTGCTAAATCTTAGAACTATAAGGAAAATAAACTATGCCTATTTCCAATGAACTGCTCAGCTCTACGCTGTTCAGCATTCG